TTGGGTGATGGTGCTCTCAGCAACACATTCCAAGAAATGGCATTCTCAATCGAGAAAGTTACTGTAACTGCTCGCACACGTGCTCTAAAGGCCGAGTATTCAATGGAACTTGCACAAGATTTGAAAGCAGTCCATGGTTTAGATGCAGAAACAGAATTGGCAAATATCCTCTCTACAGAGATTCTTGCTGAAATTAACCGTGAAGTTGTTCGTACTATTTACGGTGTCGCTAAGTTGGGTTGCCAAGTTGGTACAACTAACGCAGCTGTATTTGACCTTGACACAGACTCAAACGGTCGTTGGATGGTTGAAAAAATCAAAGGTCTTGCTTTCCAAATTGAACGTGAAGCTAATACTATTGCTAAGACAACTCGCCGTGGTAAAGGTAACATCCTTATCGTTTCTTCATATGTTGCATCTGCATTTGCGATGGCTGGTTTACTTGACTACAATTCAGCATTACAAGGTCAGATTAACTTGACAGTTGACGATACAGGTAACACATTTGCTGGTACAATGTTCGGTCGCCTTAAAGTTTATATCGATCCATTTGCTGGTACTTCTTCAACCAACGAATTTGCTGTTGTTGGTTACAAAGGTACAAATGCTTATGACGCTGGTATTTTCTACTGCCCTTACGTTCCTCTACAAATGGTTCGTGCAGTTGATACTGGTACTTTCCAACCAAAGATTGGTTTCAAGACTCGTTATGGTCTAGTTGCCAACCCATTTGCTGAAGGTACTAACCAAGGTCTTGGTGCATTGACTAAGCAATCAAACAATTACTATCGTGCTTTTGCTATCAAAAACATTATGTAATTAAAAAACTCCGTTAAGAGAGTTCTTAAAAGACCACCTTCGGGTGGTCTTTTTTTAGCCTAAATAGTCCACTATGACAGCACTTAACAGAAATCCTAAAAATCCAAACTACTTACACCCTAATAAGTTTCAATTAAACTTTGCTAGGTTGCCAAACATACAGTATTTTTGCCAGACTGTAACTGTTCCTGGTATTTCTTTATCTGAAATTCCACAGAATACTCCCTTTGTGGACTTATACAGACCAGGTGAAAAAGCAATCTATGATTTATTGAATGTTACTTTTTTGGTTGATGAAGCTTTAAAATCTTGGTTAGAAGTTCACGATTGGATTCGTGCAATGACTTTCCCTTCCGATTTTAAAGAATATAAAAACTTGGGCTTACTAAGTAAAACTGCAGGTATCCGACAAGCATCAGGATTACCACCACAATATTCTGATGCAACACTTACCATATTATCATCGGCAAACAACCCGACTTTTAGATTTAAATTCTACGATGTATTCCCCACATCGGTATCTACCTTTGCTATGTCCACTACTGATAGTCCAGATACGGCAATTACAGCTGATGCTACCTTCAGATATTCCTATTTTGATGTTGACAAAGTAATTTAATTCTGTTATACTCCATTAAGGAGGATTTGTAATGACTAAACTTGATGAATTATTAAATATGTGGGCAGCCGATTCTGTTATCGATAGAACAGAACCCGGTAAAGCACTTATCAACATACCACAACTGCACAGTAAGTATTTGAATATACTTTCACGGCATCGCTTGCTCGCAAAAGAAGCCGACTTTAAGTATAGTAGAATGAAAAAGATTAAATGGGAATATTATACAGGTAAACTGGATGATGACCAACTTCAAAAACACGGTTGGGAACCATTTCCATTTGTATTGAAATCTGAGATTACTACATACTTTGAGAGTGATGAAGACTTAAACAGATTAACAGCACAGAAGATGTTGCATGAAGAAATTGTTGAAGTGTGTTCAAGTATATTAAAAGAATTACACAGCAGAACTTTTCAGTTAAAAGAATTTATAACCTGGGAAAGATTTATACAAGGTGTTTGATATTCGATTAGAGAAAGTCAATGAAGCATATATTCGTGTTACTAGTGAAAGAAATATATCTCAAGAACTTTCTGACTACTTCACATTTTATGTACCAGGTTATCAATTTACACCTGCATACAAATCACGATATTGGGATGGTAAGATAAGGTTATTAGACCTACGAACCATGTTAATATATCGTGGCCTAATTGCGTACATTGAAAAGTTTTGTGAAGAAAGAAAGTATACTCTTGACATTGATATTGAACTTAGAACTTCTAAGATTTTCTCATTGGTTGAAGCCAAAGAATTTGTTGATACATTAAAGTTACCACATGAGGTAAGAGATTATCAATTGAATTCATTTGTTCATGCAATACGGAATAAACGATTGTTGTTGTTATCACCTACAGCATCGGGTAAATCTTTAATACTGTATTGTATCATTCGCCATTTGCAAATAGAGAATAAGAGAGGTCTGTTAATTGTTCCAACCACATCTTTGGTTGAACAGATGTATAAAGACTTTCAAGATTATGGTTATGATTCTGAACAATACTGCCATCGTCAATACTCCGGTAAAGAGAAACACACAAACAAGTTTCTAACAATTACCACATGGCAATCAATCTATAAAAACACTCAAGAATACTTTGAACAATTCGATTTTGTGGTTGGTGATGAGGCACATCAATTTAAGGCCAAATCACTTGCAACTATTTTATCTGGTTGTACCAATGCAGGTTATCGTATTGGTTGTACAGGTACACTTGATGGCACTCAAACACATAGGTTAGTGTTAGAAGGATTATTTGGTCCTGTGTATCAAGCAACCACAACCAAAGAGTTGATGGACAATAAACATCTTGCAGAGTTTAAAATTAAATGCTTGATATTAAAATATCCTGAAACTGTATGTAAACAATCTAGAGATTGGGACTACAACACAGAAGTGGATTACATCGTCCTAAATAAAGCAAGAAATGAATTTATTAAAAACCTTGTTTTATCACTTGAAGGCAATACTCTGATATTGTTTCAGTTTGTAGAAAAACATGGTAAAGATTTACATTCGTTGATAAAAGAACATACAAAGAATCGTCATGTATTTTTTGTATATGGAGGAACCGATGTTGAAGTTCGTGAATCAATTCGTGCAATTACTGAAAAAGAGAAAGACGCTATTATTGTGGCTTCTTATGGTACCTTTTCTACTGGCGTTAACATTCGCAACTTACACAATATTGTTTTTGCTTCTCCTTCAAAGTCTAGAATTCGTAATCTCCAATCGATAGGTAGAGGTCTTAGAATTGGCGACAACAAACAAGAGGCAACACTATTTGATATATCTGATGACTTTAGAATAGGCAAACATACCAATTACACCTTGAAACATTTCGTTGAACGTGTTAAAATATATGATGAAGAAAAGTTTAACTACAAGTTTTATAACATAGACCTAACAAATGGATAACGTAAAAATTATAAGACTGCAATCAGGTGAAGACATAATTGCAAACTACAAAGAAGATGATGAATCTGGTATTGTTCATGTCAATAGGCCGATGCTTTTGTTTTTCAAAAGACTACCAACAGGTAAGTCTGTGATGATGATGGGACCTTGGTTACCAGTTGAATTGATTCAATCTAATTCTGCCTCTTTATATGTGCAAGATATTTTGACTGTGGTATCTCCAAGACAATCATTGATTAAATATTATACTGATGCTGCAAATCAGGCAGAACTTCTGTTGAGTGAACAGGGTAATGAGATTGAGGAATCATTGAGTCGTTCAATTTCTATTATTGATAATGATGATGAAGGGGAAGAAGATGACGATGATGATGGTTTTGATGTAGCGGAGATTGAATCATCTAAAGGTAGAACAATACATTAAAACGGAACACCGCTATGATAACATTATTAAAAATATGTGTCAAGCGTTATTTAAGGTAAATGTAAAAATATACCTTGCTTAATTGATATGAGTATGTTAAAATGAGATTATTATGACTAAAAAACACTATGTAAACAATGCTGACTTCCTTACAGCACTTATTGAATATCGTTCTAACTGCGATATTGCCAAAACAGAAGGTAAGGAAGACCCACGCATACCAAACTATATTGGTGAATGCTTTCTAAAGATTGCAGAACACCTATCTCGCAAGCCAAACTTCATTTCATATTCTTTCCGAGATGAGATGATATCAGACGGTATAGAGAACTGTTTGATGTACTTCCGTAACTTTGACCCCGACAAGTCAAAGAACCCATTCGCATACTTCACTCAAATTATTTACTTTGCCTTTCTCCGCCGTATTATGAAAGAGAAGAAACAATTATATGTTAAGTATAAGGCAACTCAACAATTTGGTATTTTGGACCAAGGCGAGATGTACGAAGATGTTGACGGCAACATGAAACAGTTTGAACTGTATGATAACATCTCCGAATTTATTGAGACCTTTGAAAAAAATCGTGAGAATAAAAAGAAGGTTAAGGTAAAAGGATTAGAGAAATTTATTGAACCAACTAATTTAGATATACCCAAAGAACTATGAAGTTAATTATTTTAGGTGATACTCATTTTGGTATGAGAGGTGATTCTTTAGAGTTTCACAACTATTACAAACGCTTCTATCAAGAAGTATTCTTTCCTTACATTGTTGAAAACAATATCACAACCATTTTTCAAATGGGTGATTTGTTTGACCGCAGGAAGTTTATCAACTTCAATACACTATATCTTTCAAGACAATACTTTTTCAACAAAGTAAAAGAACTTGGCCTTCAATTTCATACAATACTTGGCAACCATGACATTTATTATAAGAATGTTCTTGAAGTTAATTCATCACAGATGTTACTTAATGATTATGATAACATTACAGTTTACGATGAACCAAACAAAGTAGTATTTGATGGTGTTGATGTTGATGTGATACCATGGATTTGTTCAGACAATGAAGAACATATTAAAAAGTTTATTGAATCTTCAACATCACAAATTTGTTTTGGTCATTTTGAAATTGCTGGATTTGAAATGGATAGAGGCAATGTGTGCCATGAAGGGCTTGACAAAAATCTATTAAAGAGATATGATGTAGTCTTGAGTGGCCACTTTCACCACAAATCTTCTGATGGTCAAATTACCTATGTTGGAACACCAGGTGAAATGACATGGTCTGACTACAATGACCCAAGAGGCTTTCATGTGTTTGATACCGAAACAAGAGAGATGGAGTTTGTGCAGAATCCATATCGTATGTTTCACAAGATATCATATGATGATGCCGTAACTGATTTCGAACATTGGCAAAAATTCAACTACAATGAATTGAAAGATTCTTTTATAAAAGTTGTGGTTTTAAACAAACAGAACCCATATCTATTTGATAATGTAATTGATAATTTATACAAAGCAGGTGTTTCTGATATATCAATTGTAGAAGATTTTACCGAAACATTGATTGAGAATGATGATGAACTGGTAAATCAGGCAGAAGATACAATGACTATTCTTGGAAAGTATATTGATAACTTGACACTCAATGTCGATAATGATAAACTAAAAGCTTTGATGAAAGAAGTCTATGTCGAAGCATTGACAACCGAAACTGAATGATATTATTTCGCAAAATTAGATGGAAGAACTTTCTTTCCACAGGTAACTACTTTACCGAAATTGAATTTGATTCTTCACCTAACACATTAGTTGTGGGTGAGAACGGCGCAGGCAAATCAACTATGTTGGATGCTCTGTGCTTTGTTCTATTTGGCAAACCATTTCGTTCAGTAAACAAACCACAACTACTTAACTCAATCAACAGTAAAGATTGTGTAGTTGAAATTGAATTTAATGTTGGCAACAAAGCCTATAAAATTATTCGTGGAATTAAACCGAATATTTTTGAAATTTATTGTGATGGTGACCTTATCAACCAAGATGCCGCTGTGCGTGATTACCAAGAATACTTGGAAAAGTTTGTCATCAAATTAAACTATAAATCATTTACTCAAATTGTTATTCTAGGTAGTGCATCGTTCACTCCGTTTATGCAGTTGTCAGCTTCTGATAGACGTTCTATTATTGAAGAACTATTAGACATTCAAATCTTCTCTGCGATGAACAACATCATCAAAGAAAAAATGTCTATCAATAAAGAAACAATGAATGGTAGAAAACATGAGATTGACCTTGCTCAACAGAAACATGATATGCAGAAAAAACATATTGATGAACTGAAACAAAACAATGATGAGAAGGTTAAAGAATACCAAAAAGAAATTGCCAACAATCAAATTGTCATACAAGAACTTACTGCGAATAGTGCCTTGTATCTTACAAAGGTAGGTGAGTATACCAGTGAAGTTGCTGACAAACTTGATACAGAAGCAAAACTTAAAACGATTACAAAATTAGAATCTCAGATTGAAAGTAACCTATCAAAGTACCGAAAAGATATTAACTTCTTTCAACAAAACGATAACTGTCCTACTTGTAGACAGGCTATTGAATTAGGTTTTAAAGAAGAAGAACTCTCATCACTACACACCAAAAAAGGTGATTGTGAACAAGGTTTAAAGAAGCTAGAAAGTAAACTGTTACAAGAACAAACTAAACTGAATCTCATCAATGAGAAACAGAAAGAGATTCAACAGCTACAAATTAAGATTGCTACCAACAATACTTCCATTATTGAAACTGAAAAGTATATTAAAAAGGTAGAGAATCAAATTAAAGAGTTGAAGGAAAATAAAGCATCCACAGAGAAAGAAACGACACAGCTAAAAGAATTAGAGGGTTCTCTGTTGAAACTGCAAGCAGAGTTAAAGCAATTAATAGAAGAAAAAACATATTACGAAGTCGCCTCTGGTTTGTTGAAAGATACGGGTATCAAGACCAAGATTATTAAACAGTATTTGCCTATCATCAACAAATTGGTAAACAAATACTTGGCATCATTTGACTTCTTTGTTAACTTTAACCTAGATGAATCTTTCAAAGAAACAATCAAATCTAGGCATCGTGATGAATTTACATATGCCAGTTTTTCTGAAGGTGAGAAACAGAAGATTGACTTGGCACTTTTATTTAGTTGGCGTGCGGTAGCAAAGTTAAAGAACTCTGCCAACACCAATCTATTGATACTTGATGAGGTGTTCGATTCAAGTTTAGATGCCAATGGCACAGAATATTTAATGACGATACTCCAGATGCTTGAAGGTACTAATGTGTTTGTGATATCACACAAAGGTGATATACTGCAAGATAAGTTCCGTAATGTCATTAAATTTGAAAAGATAAAAAACTTTAGTAGGATTATGAAATGAACTTTAAAGAATATCTAGCTCACTTCAAACAGGTAGTTGATAAAGAAGTAGAAGGCTGGTTCTACCCTAAAGATATCATCATCACTTATGGTATACTCAAAGAGTTACAAAGACCAAAAGGTGATGTATGTGAGATTGGTGTTGCTTATGGTAAAAGTGCCATTATGATTTCACAGTTTAAAGATGAAAGTAATTTTTATCTGTATGACATTTTTAATGAAGAAGCTAGAGTTATTGCTGAGAACAACATCTCAAAGTTTGGTAATAATATCAATTTAACTTGGCGTCTGCAAGATACCACACAATTAAAGTATGATGATGTTACCTTTAAAAATGATTTGAGATTTTTACACATTGATGGCTGCCATGAGCATTCTGCCGTATTGAGTGATTTGATATTGTTCAGTAGTAAGATGAGAGATGATGGCATTATTGCGATTGATGATTTTCAAGACCAAGAATTTCCAGGTGTGAATAGTGCAGTATTTCAATTTTCGTTATCGAATGGTAACTACAAAAATTGGAGAGTGTTTGCCATTGGTGACAACAAAGCATATATGTGCCAGAAAAAATATGCCGAAAAATATCAAAAGGCTTTAGTTGATTATATTGAAAAAGCAAAAAAAGAATATGATGTTCCTTTTGCTATG